TTAGCCGTCAGACCTGTACTTGCGTATGTGCCTTCTGTAACAGTCAGCGTAATGTCTGCGTCAGTAGAAATTGTCTGTGTACCAGCTACCGCAACGTCAACAATTTGCGAGATAGCGTTGTTAACCGTGTCACCCCATTGACCAGACAACGTGCCTGTGGCCGGAAGGGTTAGACCTATAAGGGATGTCTTTGCCATTTATTGCTCCTACTGTGTAGAAATTGGTGTCCAACCGGGCGATTCAGTATTATTCACATCAGCCCAGCCCGGTGTTTGTGGATTGCTGATATTCTGCCATGTAACGCCTTGTGTGTCATCAATAATTTCCCACAAGAATCGCCCGCCGTTTATTTCTGTTATAGCCATTGTTTCCGTCCGGCTTACTCGGTAGTTTGCACCACCAGTGTTAATGTCCGTGATCGCCGCAGATTCATTTAAAAACTCTAGGTAATACGTTCCTACAGTCGTTGAATCTACAGCCGTCATTGTCTCTGTAATAGACATAATTAACGTTGCCAACGCCACTTCCGCAATTGAAAGTGATTCAGTTACGTTACCCAAGAATGTGGCTACAGCCTGCTCAACCGTGACAATTGGGTTGGTTTCCGTGACTGAAGCAGTATAGTCAACCCGCACAGATTCCGCTGTAATTGTTACTACCAAATCTGCTACCGTGGTCGTATAGGCCGTTGTTGTTGTATTTTCATCAGTCAACGCCGCTGTTTCAGTAACACTTTGAGCAAATGTAGCCGCCACAGACTCAGTTGTAGAAGTTGCCGCAGTCTCGGTAATTGATTTGGCAAATGTTGCCGCTACCGCTTCTGTTGTAGAAGTCGCCGCAGTTTCCGTTATAGATGCCGGGAAATTGGCTGTAGCTGATTCTGTAGTGGAAGTAGCTAAACTATCTGTAACGGCATTTGTGTATGCTGTTGCTGCTGCATTTGTTTCGGATATGACCGCAGTTTCAGTAACTGACCCATTAAATGCTGTGATTGCCGTCTGGCTATCCGCTATAGCTGCTGTTTCTGTGACTGACACATTTGCCGTAAATACAGCCGTTTGAGTCTCAAACATAGGGACTGTACCACCCCAAGGATTAGCTCCCCAAGTGTCAGCCCCCCAAGCCGTAGCTGGGGTTAAATACTCAGTAACGCTTACATCGTAGGTGGTAACTCCACCCCAACCTAAGTCGCCCCAAGCATTATCACCCCAAGCGGCTCCAGCCATGTTATGTCAATGTAGCAGTGTAAGTAACGGCGATAGTGTCGCCATTAACAACAGACTTGGAACTAGAAAAGTCTCCAGCGGAGAACAATGTGCCAGTCGTTGAATCTTTAGTTGCGCTACCACCAATGTTGATAAAGCAACCTGCGACAGTGCCAGTGCTGGTAATGGAAAAAGACACCGCAGAGGATGTTGCCTTACTACCAGAAGCAGCCGCACTAAATGTGGGTGTAGGGCGATTACCTGTGTAAGCTGGTGCATTTGTACCACCCACTTCTAGCCAGCTTGCATGAGAAGCTTGTGTATCGGCTACCACGGCAGTGCCCGTACCTTTTAAGCCCATCACAACTGCGCCACCAGCTACATTACCCAGCGTGGTGTCCAGTGTAAAGTTCTTGCCCACTGTAGTGACCAAGTTCTCAATATCATCAGACCACTTAACAAAGCCGTCTACGCTATAGCAAACGGCAGTGTAATGACCATGAATAGACATTGTGTCTTCAGGCATTGTGTTGTATTTGGTAGACGCTTGCACCATGTCGGTGGCAGTCATTTTGTCGATAGTCATGGTGACTCCTTAGTTAGAAGAACGAATTAATGCCGCCGTTGCTGTGTTAGCAGGCATTGTGATGGTGAAATTGGTAGATGTTTTGTCAGACCCAAAGTCCAACACAGCAATTGATTTATTACCTTGGGTTACGTTATAGATCAAGGCACAACGTGCCGTAACCGATGCGCCAAAGACTACATCGGAGAAGTCTACATAAGCTGTATACCCAGAGGAGTTTATTGTTACACCCGTCAGCGTTACACCGCCAGCCGTGTAGCCTGTACCCGTTACTTCATTAGTTGCAGAGTAAACGGTGGTGTCTTGGTTTAAATCAGCATTAGCCGTATACAGGGCAATCTTTAACGTATTGGTAGCTAAGTTGTGAACGCCCGTATATAGCTCTTTTTTAAAGCTAGTCGTTTGAGTTTGGAGAATGCTACTCATGACACAGGAATCCTTACTTGACCATCACGGTAAGCATCCATACGTTGTTTGCCATCACCCAAGTTCTTCAGGAGTGCAATTGCTTCAACATACCGTTCTTGATACAGCTTGTACATGCCATCATCAGGGCCACTCTTCATGTAAGAGCCAGCTTCACACAAAGTACCGTACAACAACGCGGAATCAAAATTATCACCCAACCACGTAGTTGAGGTAGTCACAATGGACTCTGGATAGTAGTAATAGTGCAATTCAGCGTTGTAATTTGCGTCTGGCGTAGGGCCAAGAATAAACGACAACTCATTGACGTTGGTAGATTGTGGGCCAAAGATGGCGTAATGCTTGGGCTTACCCGTAGTTGCAGGATTAGGATATGCATCGCGCATAAAGTTTACATCTTTATTTAGCAAATACAAATAATCACCCGTACCAGATGCGGGGTAAACCGCAAGGCTATACGTTGATAAAAAATCATTAGGACAGGCCAAATATTTATTACCAGTAGACAAAATACCCGTCACGTTTTTACGCAAGTTAGCAATCTGCACCGTGTTATAGATGCGTTGCTCCGCCTGCTTGATCATTACATTGATCGTAGTCGTGTCAAACGTGTTCTGCGTGTAATCAGTTACAGCAGCAACAAGTTGGGTGTATGTCATTGTCATGGTTTAAAACCTTAAGCCATCGGGCCGCGAGCCATCAAGCCTTTAGTAGCCGCGCCTGTACCACGAATTTTGATACCAGTTGTTTTGGGTTGTTCATCACCACACGATTTACTAAAAGCACCAACGCTCATATCAAGTGTATCCATCTTGCTACGGTTAGGTTCTTTACCGGGGTTGTTAGAAACGCTAACAGCTTTACCAGACATAGTATGTGGCTTAGCGTAAACCTTGGCATCGCCAACTTCTTTACCCATCATCTTTTTGCTAAATGTAGCCATATCAACCTCCGCGTTGGTTCATTGCACGCGCCATATTACGACCAACTTTCTTCATTGATAAAGAAGTTACGCCGCCTTTTTTAAGCTTCAAAGATGTACCCTTGCCGCCCTTATGTTCTTGGGCATCATGCTGTTTAAAGGCTTTTTTAATCATAGCCTTGTCTTGCGTTTTGTCCATCTTCATGTCTTCTTTTGAATCACTTTTAGCCATTTTAAGCTCCTTAAGATACCGTTACTGTACCAACAAATGTGGTTGCCACCAAGTAGTTTGGTGTCAATCCCGCATCAAAATTACTAGCTCCGCCAACCGGATACCAGCCCCACTGAATATCGCGTGAGCCACCTGCGGTGTACCCACCAACGTTAACTCCAGAAGTTACATAGGTTGTATCCTTGCGTGGATCGCGCAGTGCTTGTGGATCTTCTACTGGAAAAGTTCCCAACATTAACTGAGGCTGATCTGGATCCCAACACTCTTCGCAAACAAGCAACTGATACTTACGTTGCTTAATAATCTCAGTTCTTAACTTTTTTAACAGGTATTGCTGCCCACAACGATCACACATGGCAATCGCTTTTTTGCCAGAAGCAAAACGATTAGGCATTAAGTACCGCTTCCAATAAACATCTGACGAGGAACAAACCGGATAGCCGCTTTTTCACGGTCTTCACCAGCAGCAATCTCAAAAGTCTCGTCGTAAATTTGTTTAAGCATCTGGATACGTGGCATAAGTTCAGGTGTCTTAATTGCAATGTGGTATGCCAGCCCAGCTACAACACAAGGCAAAAACCTAAAGTTCATATCTGCTGTTTCAACACCAGCGCCAGCATCTTGAATACGACGGAATCGGTAGTAAACAAACTGATAAGGTACGCTGTTATCAGGCGTAGGCCATACAGTCACAGCGGGTAATTGAGGTACATAAACTGCATCACCGCTTGTATGAGCCACCGCAGTTGTATTGTTTTGACCACGGAATACTCCACCTAGGGTATTCCCTGATATGTATGTATAGTAAATATCTTCTGTACCAAGGCGAATAAAACCTGATCCAGCTAATTCAGTAACTGCGCTAAGCGTAATTGTGTTTGACGTAGAAGTAATAGTCGTGCTGAGCGTTGCAGACGTTGGGTTAACTTCTCCAGACAAACGCTGAACCCAAACTTGAATAGGGCGAGCTTGTGTAAGCTTGTTTGGGATAGTCGCGTAAGTAGAAACACTGATACGTGTGATAGTCAAATCAGCTTGCGTAGATGCAGTATTAGAGCCTGTACGGATGACTTGTTCAAGTAAATCTATGGTATCTGTCGGTAATGCGTATGTGGCTAAGCCCGGAGTCAGGTCAATAAAACCCTGCTCAATCGTCCACATGTTGATGCCCTTGTTCTGCCACTCAATAGTCATCAAGTTCATAGAACGACGTGCTGTACGCAGGTCGTATCCAGAACGCATCTCACGGCCCGCACGCTCCCATGCTTCCTCGGCAATCTCCGTGAAATCCATGTTAAAGAGTGTTGAGCCGGTAGTGGTCATTTCATACCTTTAAGAGTTTTAGCCAAACGCGCACGCTGCCCCATTTTACCGGGTTGTTTTGCAGCGGCGTTTAGCTTCTTTGCAGGAATCTTTTCACCAGCTTTTACGCCCAATGATGCACGCAGTGCACCGGGCTTCTTGATTGCGTTTTGGATAAAGTTTTTTGTAGAACCACCTTTTTTCATGCCGTCAACGCCACGACCTTTAAGGATGTCTGCTTGGGTAACTTTACCGTCACCAGTAAGATCAGGAAACTTTGCCATTATCTAAACCCCGCTGTTTTCTTTGCAATTGATTTTGGTTGTGCTACGAATTGCTTCCCGGCTTTTTTGCCAGCACGCTTTGCACGAGTTGTAGCAGCATACTCAGATGTGCTAAGACTTTTGATCGCAGCTTCTGGAAGGTATCGCTCACCTGTTTTACTAGACGGTTTTCCACTTTTGGTTCTCCATTTTTGGTCACCCCAGTCTTTGAGGGATTGCTGCGGCGCTTTCAATCTCTGTATCCTCCGCCAGCGTCCTTGTACTTTTTGGCTACAAGTTGCGCTTTACGAGCAGACCATTGGCCTGCGCCAGTGCCATGCGTTGCTGCCGCTTTTACTTGCGACACAATCTTCTTACGAAGACCGGGTTTTGTATAATTGCCAGCAGCGTTTACTTTACCGCCTTCAGCATATTGCGTAAAGTTGGTATCGTCTCGACGGGCTTTTTTCACACCCTTCGGCATCTTAGAGGGCATGATG